GTTCCGGAACTGTAGCATGCGATGTGTTCAAAAGGTGGCGTATGCTTTATCAATTCAAACAAATCGCACGGTATTGGAACTGTTCTATCAGCATTAACTGATTTCGTTCCGCGAATATGCAGCAAAGGGATATCGTCTTTAACCAATATATCCATACCTTTACACTCTGCAGCCTCGGACGGACGGCATCCGCAATCAAGCATCAAAAGGTATAAATAGTATCGCCTATCGGTTTTAGCAATTTTTCTGATGTATCGTTCTTCAACCTCGGTAATCGCTCTACGATGCGTTTTGGTGCCTTGTGGTTTCACAATGTACTTTGCGGGATTATCGACAATCAAGCGATTTTCTACAGCTTTAGAGAAGATAAAATTCAATGCTTGATAAACTTCGTTAATTTGTGCTTTAGATTTTCCAGATTGCAAATTTAAGACATTTTGACAATGAAGAGGCTTAACTGTTTTAAGCTGCATTTTGCCAATGTGCGCAAGTATGCAAGATTTCACTTTGCTTATATATTTTCTTTGAGTTAAGTCTGATTGCCTTGTTTTATATACAGCAATAGCTTGCTTTGTCCAATCTTCCACGGTAGTTGATCCAGCAAGAATTACCTTGCCCTCCTCAATGTCGCGAACTTTATTTGTATATTTTTGAATCAACTCAAATTCAGAATCGGCACGAACCACATATCGCACGCCATCTATTCTGAAATACTTTTCATATTTATATTTCTTTGGCATACGCACCTCCTTGATTTTGGGTACAAAAATACCCCTATATTTGACATTAGGGGGCTGTAATGCTACAATTTGAGTGCTAATCGGTTGTACCTTACAGCCTATGCATCGCCCTCGGTTTCGACTGAGGGCTTTGTTATTTTACATTTTGAGCAAAATCTTACTTACAGATTTTTATAATTAACACTTTGAGCAAAATCTTAATTATGGAATGAGTTCAACATAAAACCTAAACTAGTCGAAATCGACCAGTTTGCTCGGTAGTTATTTCCAAAAAGGAAACAGCTGTAAAATCTGCCATTCTTATGTCCATACAGACACCTAAAACATTGAAATCGTTGAGTGAAATACACCAACACACTCGCCTATTACAGTCATCCCCTGGGCATCGGTTACAATCGGCTCATAGTCTGCGTTGCATGGGTTAAGTATGATTGTATCGTCTTGCCAAAATACCTTTTTGAGAACAGCCTCACAATCGGAGTTTATTCTTACGGCATAAATTTTGCCATTCGTATAGTCATAAGTCTTTTTGATAAAAGCTAGATCACCGTTAAATATTCCAGCATCAATCATGCTATCCCCTCTAACCCGCACGCAGAAATCTGCTTTTACTGAGCTGTCAATAAAGAAATGTCCTTCGAAATTTTCTTCGCACCAGGTTCCTTCTCCGGCACATATGTCCCCTAGAATTGGTATAGGACGAGAAGATGGCGTCAATAGGTTTGTTATACCTGTGAGGTCAGGCTCTGATGAGAGGTCTTCTAACCCTAATAATTTAGATGCCGTCAGTTTGGCTTTCAATATTCTTACATGCTCATATTTATGTATCAATTCTCCTTCGGAAATTTTTGTCACTATTTGTTCATTTTTGTCAAGTATAATATAATCCCCAGTATTTGTTTCTATTGGAGTATAGCCCTTCTCCTTAAGAAAATCTAACAGAAACTCGATAGTATCATAATAATAATCTGTAATTGAATCCCCATCGTTGTTTATCCATCCCATTAAGTATGCAGGACTTATTGCAAGAGCCTTTGCAATTAATTCAATTTTATCAGAAGGGATATTGGTTATTATATCATTTTCATACTTATAAATAGTTTGTTTGGTTGTTCCAATCTTATTAGCCAATGATTCTTGAGTCATTTTTAATAACTCTCGACATTCTTTTATTCGTTGACCAATACTCATCATTACACACCTCCTTGTTTGTAACCTTATAATATCACAAAAATGTTTTTAGTCAATAAAAAAATGACTTGACAAGTTACGAAATAGGGTATATATTCTAAGTAACTTATAAAGTTACGGGAAGGAGGGCTCGAATTGATTAATGTAAATGCATTGAAAGGAAAAATTGCAGAGAGGGGCAAAACTCAAACTGATGTTGCAAAAGCAATAGGCATAGCGCCTAAAACCTTTTATGACAAAATGAGTAAAGGTGTTTTCGGTAGCGATGAAATCGAAATAATGATTGACTATTTGAGTATTGAAGACCCAATGAAAATTTTTTTTGGGAAATAAGTAACTTATGAAGTTACTAAACCAGTCGGAAAGGAGGAGGGATGAAAGACTATAAAGAATTTAAATCTATACACGTTGATTTAGAAAAAGGAATCTATCTGCTTAACGGAGAACCAATGAAGCATGTGACAGAGCTGAACTTAATGCTTGATGGCGAAAGATGGAGCCTTCGCATAAATAAATATGAATGGTTTAAAGAAGGCTCCAGACGATCTCCAGGCTCTATTTCGAGAGCCATTCGTGATACTGGCGCAAGTATTCGAGCAGAGATGAAAGAAGCCATTAAGAATGTATCAACAAAAGAATTGGTTAACGAGCTCATAAAGAGAGAGAGGGCGTTGAAATGAAATACGCCGAACCGCACAAGGATTTAGATGTGAATGTTAACGGTCCGGCAATAGTGTTAATCGTTGTAGACTAACCAATTCCCTTCGAGGAGATTATAGCACGAAAGGAGTCGCACATGACCAAAACACAAATCAAACGAGACTTGCTACAAGGCAATGAGGGAGCAATCCTAATTAGCATTAGCAAAGTGGCAGAGCTCACATCGATGGGTCGTGATAGAGCAAGAGATATGCTTAAGGACTTGCAATACGATCCACGAGGAAACGCAAAGATGTACTACGTCGATGAAGTTGCGAAAGTACTGGCAGAAAGGAGGACACTATGAAGATTAAATCAATCATACCACCGACACTATTTATCTCAGCAGTAATTGCTTTAAACGGACTAGCAACGGCAATAGATAACCCTGAAGTATATCAGCAGACAGAATACAAAGTCGTTAGCAATATACAGATTGATGTTAAAGGAATCTCAAACGAAATGATTGATGACATAGCCGTTAGAAGTGGTGTGGACCCTAATATCGTTAAGGCAATCATTGTTGAGGAGTCAGGAGGGAACCCTAATGCGATAGGAGACAATGGCGAATCAATAGGCTTAATGCAGATACAACCAAAGCACCATAAAAAAAGGATGGAAGAGTTGGGAATCGTAAGTCTATTTGACCCACAAGAGAACGTGATTCTAGGATGTAGCATTCTGTCAGACCTATACGACAAATACGGAAACTACGAGGACGCACTATCAGTTTACAATTCAGGCAACACTGAAGACGGAAAGGCTTATGCAGAAAGGATACTAAGGAAGTAATGGACAAGAGTGCCTTGGACTGTATCACAAAAAATAAGAAAGACGCTCCGGGGAGCGCCAATCAAAATCAACAATTTAATTATATCAAAAGGAGACAAAAATGACAATCAAAATCAACAAACTAGAAATTGAGAACGTAAAGAGAGTAAAGGCAGTAAAGATGGAGCCTACTGCAAACGGTCTCACAATCATCGGCGGAAACAACGGACAGGGCAAGACCAGTGTGCTGGATAGTATCGCATGGGCTCTCGGTGGTAACAAGTTTAAGCCTAGCCAGGCACAGCGCGAAGGGTCAGCTATTCCACCAAACTTGCATATCGTCATGAGCAATGGCCTTATCGTCGAACGTAAGGGAAAAAACTCAGATCTAAAGGTTATTGATCCGGATGGAAACAAAGCCGGACAGAATTTGCTAGACAGCTTCATAGATGAGCTTGCGCTCAACTTGCCAAAGTTTATGCAGCAATCCAGCAGGGAGAAAGCCAGCACGTTGCTACAGATCATCGGAGTGGGAGAGCAGCTCGTGCTCCTCGAAAAGGAAGAACAGGACACTTACAACCGCAGACATGCAATCGGTCAAATTGCAGACCAAAAGGAGAAGTTTGCAAAAGAGCAGGAATATTATCCTGAAGCACCTAAAGACCTGGTCTCTGCATCAGACCTAATCAAAGAACAGCAGGAAATTCTAGCGAGAAATGGTGAGAACCAACGAAAGCGCGAAAATCTTGTAAAAATACAGCTATTGCACAAAGAGGCTACAAAGAATGTTGAAAGGCTGAAGCTTGAGTTATCCGAAGCCGAGACTAAGCTTGCTAACGCAATACAGGATTTAGTCACAGCAAATAAGTCAGTTGAAAACCTTGTAGATGAATCAACAGCGGAGCTCGAAAAGAGTATCACAGAAATTGACGAAATAAATCGTAAGGTTCGAGCTAACCTTGACAAAGATAAAGCTGAGGAAGACGCAAGAGGTTACAGAGCCGAGTACGAGGAGCTCACAGAAGCGCTCACAGACGTTAGGAAACGCAAGGCAGCACTGCTAGACAATGCAGACTTACCACTAAAGGGGCTATCGGTTGAGGATGGCGAGCTCGTATACAACGGATTTAAGTGGGATAACATGAGTGGTTCTGACCAGCTAAAAGTCGCTACTGCAATAGTGCGCAAGCTGAACTCTAATTGTGGATTTGTGCTACTTGACAAGCTAGAGCAGATGGACCAGGAGTCGCTAAAAGAGTTTGGAGACTGGCTAGAAGCAGAAGGGTTACAGGCTATCGCTACTAGAGTAAGTACTGGTGAAGAGTGCAGCATCATCATTGAAGATGGATATGTAAAGGGCGCTGAAGCAGAGGAAATGAATACACCAGCTATCGAGGAACCATCGAAAGCTGAATGGAAATTTTAGGAGGCTATATGAATATCACTAAAGGTAAAATTGCAAAAGCTCAAAAGGTCGTCATATACGGAGTCGAGGGCATAGGCAAGTCCACTCTTGCCTCACGATTCCCCGACCCTGTTTTTATCGACATAGAGGGCTCTACAAGCAACATGGACGTTGCAAGGCTGGATAAGCCAACAAGCTACACAATGCTAAAGAATCAGCTATCATTCATCGCAGCCAATCCTACAGCGTGCAAGACGCTAGTGATTGACACAGTTGACTGGGTAGAGAAGATGGTAATCGAAGACATCTGTATGGCACATGACAAGAAGGACATCACTGGATTTGGGTATGGCGAGGGATTTATAAAGCTAGAACAAGAAATAGGCAGATTTCTCAACAAGCTATCAGACATCGTCGAAAAGGGCGTAAACGTAATCCTAACCGCACATGCCATCATAAGGAAGTTCGAACAGCCGGATGAAATGGGAGCGTATGACAGATACGAACTCAAGCTTGGCAATAAGACCACAGGAAAGACTGCTGCGCTTGTAAAAGAGTGGGCGGACATAGTGCTTTTCTGTAACTATAAAACGCAAGTATTTGCTGTAGACGACAAGGGAACAAAGCACAAAGCTCAAGGTGGTGAACGAGTGATGTATACAGCACATCACCCAGCATGGGACGCGAAGAATAGGCACGGATTACCGTTTGAATTGCCTATGAAATACGAGAGCATTGCTCACATCTTTGATGTCAAAGCTGAGCCTGTCAAAACAGAGCCGAAGGCCGAAGCACCTAAGCAGGAAATGCGTCCTGAGGATCCTATCTATGCTAAGAAGTATGATGACGCGATACCTATCTCAGTACAGGACTTAATGTCTATCAGCGAGGTCACAGAAGACGAATTGAGAGGCTTTTGGCAGAAGGTGGGACATTTCCCTAAAGACATGCCTTTTGGCAATGTACCGCAAGATTATTGGAACGTGCTGATAGCGAACTGGAACTCAGCACTTAAAGATATAGTTAACGCAAGAACAAACAAGTAATGAAAGGAATATTAAAAAATGAGCAACATGAATTATGACAGAGAGTTTGATTGGAATGACGAAATCACCCAGGACAGTGGAGAGTTTTTACTGCTGCCTGAAGGAGACTACAAATTTATCGTTGAAAGCTATGAGAGAGGCAGACATCAGCCACAACCTGGTGGAAAGCTTCCAGCATGCAATAAGGCTATCGTTAACATCATTGTAAAGACCGCAGAGGGCGATGTTAAGCTCAAGCACAATCTATTCTTACACAGCTCAACAGAGGGCATGTTATCAGCGTTCTTTGGTGCCATCGGCCTTAAAAAGAAAGGTGAACCACTCAAGATGAACTGGAACGAAGTTGCAGGTAAACAAGGCGTTTGCAAGGTCGGACAGCGTGAGTATAACGGCAACAAGTACAACGAGGTTAAGCGCATGATCTACGCAGAAGATGTTGACCTCACAAAGGTACTAAACAAGGATGTCCCAGGATTTTCACAGACAGGATTTAATGCGGAAGATTTTCCATTCTAAGGAGACAAAATGAAGTTAAGAGATTATCAAGAGGAAGCAAGAATAGCTATAGCAAACGAATGGGAGAAGGGCGTCAAGAAAACACTCCTGGTACTTCCAACAGGGTGCGGAAAAACGATAGTCTTTTCAAAGGTCGTCGAAGACAGAGTAAAGCTTGGGGAGCGTGTGCTAATTTTAGCACACCGCTCTGAGCTACTTGACCAGGCATCAGACAAGCTTGCAAAAGCAACAGGCATTTTTACAGCTACAGAAAAGGCGGAACAAAGCTGCCTTAATAGCTGGTTTAGAGTGGTAGTTGGGTCCGTTCAAACCTTGCAAAGGCCTAAGCGCCTTGCACAGTTTAACAAAGACTACTTTGACACCATCGTGGTGGACGAAGCCCATCACTGCATTTCAGACAGCTATCAAAGAGTACTAGAACACTTTAGCAATGCGAACGTACTTGGCGTTACAGCTACTCCGGACAGAGGAGACATGCGCAATCTAGGATCATACTTTGAGAGCCTGGCATATGAGTACACTCTTCCAAAGGCAATCAAAAACGGATATCTAAGCCCAATCAAGGCTTTAACAATTCCGCTTGAGCTAGACTTGAGCGCAGTGTCAATGCAGTCAGGAGATTTTAAAGCAAGCGAGGTAGGTACAGCGCTAGATCCTTACCTAGAACAGATTGCAGATGAAATGCTTAAGTATTGCACAGATAAAAAGACGGTAGTGTTTCTGCCACTGGTAAAGACGTCTCAAAAGTTTAGAGACATTCTAAACGAAAAAGGATTTAAGGCAGCAGAGGTTAACGGGGATAGTAAAGACAGAGCAGAGATATTGGACGATTTTAGCAAAGGAAAATACAACGTGCTTTGTAATTCTATGCTTTTAACAGAGGGATGGGATGAGCCATCAGTCGACTGCATTGTAGTGTTAAGACCAACGAAGATCAGATCACTTTACTCGCAGATGGTAGGCAGAGGAACGAGGCTATATCCAGGGAAAGAAGACTTACTATTGCTTGATTTTCTTTGGCACACAGAAAGGCACGAGCTTTGCCATCCAGCAAGCCTCATTTGTGAAAATGAGGAAGTCGCTAAGAAGATGACCGAAAACATGGAGATTGCTGCAGGCACTGCGATAAACATCGAAGAGGCTGAGGAAAAGGCAGCGTCGGATGTAGTGGCTCAGAGAGAGGAAGCTCTTGCTAAGCAGCTAGAGGAAATGAGAAGACGCAAGCGCAAGCTTGTAGATCCGTTACAGTTTGAAATGAGCATCCAGGCAGAAGACCTATCAACATACATCCCTTCGTTTGGTTGGGAAATGGCACCGCCATCTGATAAGCAGATTAAAGCACTTGAAAAGTGCGGAATATTTCCTGACACAATCGACAACGCTGGCAAGGCTTCGATGATTTTAGATAGGCTAAGCAAACGCAGAGACGAAGGACTTACAACACCTAAGCAGATTAGATTCCTTGAGGGGAAAGGGTTTAAGCATGTAGGCATGTGGCAATTCCAATCTGCTAAACACATGATAGACCGAATAGCTGCTAATGGATGGAGAGTTCCTAACAGCATTAATCCTGCAGAGTATAGACCATCATAAGGAGAATAAAGATGCAACGAAATCATCTTGAATTATTACAACATATCAATCCATCGCTTTTGAACTATCAGGAATGGGTGAACGTAGGCATGGCGCTTAAGCAGGAAGGCTATACAGCATCTGATTGGGATTCATGGAGTGCGCAGGACAGCAAAAGGTACCATCAAGGGGAATGCTTTAAGAAATGGGATGGATTTGCAGGAAATGGAAATCCTGTGACTGGAGGAACAATATTTCAGCTAGCTATAGAACAAGGCTGGACTCCTCCGGAGAAAACATCTCATGAGCTGAACTGGGACGACGAGATTGGAAAAGACTACAAGCTCATTGATGAGGCTTGGCTTGAAGTGAAAGAAATAAACGAACCTGATGATACGCAGTGGAATCCTGTTAAAGAGTTGATTACTTACCTAGAGACACTCTTTGAAAGTACCGAAAATGTTGGATACGTCACGGAGGTTTGGGAGAAAGACGACAAGTACATGCCAGGAAAAGGCTCATACGACCGAACTGCAGGACAACTCATAGAAGCACTATCAAAATGCAACGGTGACATAGGCGCTGTAATCGGCGATTACAAAGAAGAAGCTGGCGCATGGATAAGATTTAACCCACTCGATGGCAAAGGCGTTAAAAACGAAAATGTGACAGACTATAGGTACACGCTCGTCGAATCGGACAGCATGGAACTAGAAAAGCAAAATGCAATCATTAGAGAGCTTGAGCTTCCTGTAGCTTGTCTTGTGTACTCTGGAGGAAAATCCATACATGCTATCGTGAAAGTGGATGCTAATACATATGACGAGTATCGCAAGAGAGTAGATTATATTTACTCTATTTGCAAGAAAAATGGACTAGACATAGACGCACAAAATAGAAACCCTTCGAGGCTATCTAGAATGCCTGGAGTAATGCGCAAAGGTCGAAAGCAGTTTCTCATAGATACAAATATCGGAAAAGGCAGCTACGAGGATTGGTACAAATACATCGAGGACTTAAACGACGACTTGCCTGATCCAGAAGGACTAGAGGGGTGCTGGGATGACATGCCTGAACTTGCGCCTGAGCTGATACATGGCGTGCTAAGGCAAGGCCACAAAATGCTAATCGCTGGACCATCTAAAGCCGGTAAATCATTTGCACTCATAGAGATGTGTATAGCGATAGCAGAGGGGACTAAGTGGCTAAACTGGCAGTGTAGTCAAGGCAGAGTTTTATATGTCAACCTTGAGCTAGATCGAGCATCGTGTTTACACCGATTTAAGGATGTTTACAACGCCGTTGGAATCAAGCCTCAGAATATTAGCAACATTGATATTTGGAACTTAAGAGGCAAGACAGTACCAATGGATAAATTAGCGCCTAAATTGATTCGCAGAGCGCTTAAAAAGGGTTATATAGCAGTTATCATTGACCCTATCTATAAAGTCCTTACAGGCGACGAAAACAGTGCAGATCAGATGGCTCATTTTACAAACCAATTTGACAAGGTGGCAACGGAACTTGGCTCAAGTGTAATCTACTGCCACCATCACTCAAAAGGCGCCCAGGGCAATAAAAAGAGCCTAGACAGAGCATCAGGCAGCGGAGTATTCGCAAGAGACCCTGACGCACTCATAGATCTTATAGAGCTTGAGCTTACAGAAGAAATATATTCGATGCAGCTCAATCAGGCTAAGTGCAAGGTATTCGATGAGGCTATTCGTTCAAATAATCCAGGTTATTATGATGAGCATGTTGGACTAGACGACGCCTTGAGCTTACCTCAGATTACAAGCCATGCAAACAGAGCGCTAACGCAAAGTGCACTTCTCAAGTGTTCTATAGAATGTAACAAAGTCGAAGACGAAATAAGAACGCTAAGTGCATGGAGAGTGAGCGGAACTCTGAGAGAGTTTGCCAAGTTTAAGCCAGTAAATATGTGGTTTAGATATCCAAAGCATGAGGTTGACGAGGCTGGTATTCTCGCTGACATAGAGACAGAATCAGCTCAGCCAACATGGAAAAAGGCTATAGAAGAGCGCAAGAAAAATGCTAAAGAGTCAAAGGAAAAGCAGCTAAATGAGTTTGAGATTGCTTTTTCGAATCTCGAAATGGATGGCGAAGTGCTTATGTCTGACCTTGCAGAAGCTTTAGGCTTAGCATCACACAGGCAAATCGGACTATGGTTAGGTGATGGCAAAAAGGCTCGTCCTGAGTATAAAAAACGCTATGAAACATACACTGGAGCAGATGGCCAACGTTACATTAAAAGGCGCGAATAGGGGTGTAGCGCACTAGGGTGTAGCATAGGTGCATACACAGGGGTGTAGCGCACTATAATTTTCTAGTCTGCTACATGGGTGTGCAACTCTATATTATATATAGGTGTTTACACACCCCCCCATGCAAGCATGTACACACCCTATGTGGTGAGGCGCTACGCTTACGCCTCGCCCACACATAGGAGTGGTCATACATGCACCGCGCGAGAGGAGGTAAAAAATGAAATTTGGAAATAATTTAAACTATGACTTTTTAAACGCAGCAAAATATATGCCTATGTTGAGACATAAAGAAATAAATATGCAATTCGATATAAGAAAAAGCGAAGCAGCAAAATGGATTTGTTCACAGCCGGAAGTGTTGCAAAAAATTTTTGATATGGCAAGAAGAAAAGGATTAATCGAATACGACTCTGAAACAAATACTTGGAAAGGGATTGATTATCATGATTGAATTTTTTATAGCGATGATTCCGCCAACAAAAACACATCAAGAAAAGCAAGCGACAATTTGCTCAGATAGAAAAATTAGATTCTACGAAGACGAAGAACTAAAAGCGGCAAGGCAAAAGCTAAAAGCTCACCTGGCAAAATTTAGACCCAATCGAAAAGCAGTAGGTCCGGTAAGGCTCGTAGTGAAATGGTGCTTCCCAATCAAGGGCAAGCACAAAGATGGTGAGTGGAAAATAAGCAAGCCTGATCTAGATAACTCAAACAAGCTTTTACAGGATTGCATGACTGACCTCGGATTTTGGAAAGATGACGCACAGGTAGCAAGTCTGATCTGTGAAAAGTTTTGGGCAGTGATACCAGGTATATGGATAAGAGTTGAGGAGCTGGACAATGATACCGAAAGCTAAGAAAAGCAAAAAGCAAAAAAGACCAATCGAGCAGGTACCTCGTTTTGAAATCATAAAGCTACAAAACCTGCTGCACATCTCCATCATGGTCAGAGTTTTATGGACAGTGTACGGATGGAGAGAGAAGCGCATAGGATATTTCCTCGAAGCGTACATGAGTCTGCTCGGAGAGGTATGGGACCAGAGGTGCACAGTCAATCAGATGATAGACGGCACTAAAGACATGACTGGTCATGACATAAGGCAGCTAGTAGACGACATGATCAAGTATGGGAGGTAGCGAAGAAGTGCGAACTATGTGGAAAGAGAATCAACCTATACGGCAAATACAGTGCAGTTATAGCCGGCAAAGAGCATTATCTCTGCATTTGGTGCTACAAGAAAACGCAGAGAA